CCTCAACACATAACGGCTCAATGTGAAGTTAGGGGAGCTTCTGCGTCAGGGAGTGTTAAGATACAGATTACTGATGCTTCGGGAACTGAATTGGCTACCTCTGCCGATACTGACCTAACCACTAGCTTTGCACGTATTACGGCTTCTTATTCAGTAGCAGGAAGTACTACGGCAGCAGCGTATAGAGTTTATGTTGTTAGTGCTGCTAACCATAACATTGATTGGTATACTGATAAGATTATGTTTGAAGTACGGGAAGATACTAATGCTGTATCTACTTATGTTGATGGAGCGTCTGGATTGAATTACGAATGGTCGGGAACTGCCAATGCTTCTACTTCTAGAAAGCGTCCTGCTATGTCTGTTATACGTGGTATACAGATTAAGAATGAATCAGGTACCAGTGCTGAAATTGTGTATGTAGCTTTTGATACCATTGCTTCCTCTAGTACGGGAATATCAGTATTAGCGGGAGCTACTTATGAATCTAATTTCCCCGTAGATTTTAGAGATAAAGTATCTGTTATATCTGCTTCGGGTACTCCTACTGTTAGTGGAGTAATCTGGGGAGTTAATGGTTAATGGTTACGGAGACAATTCAAACTGCTGTAGGAGAAATACCTAGTCCATCTAACTGGGCCTACAATACTCAGATGTATCAAACTGTAAATGTTGATGCAACCATCCTCCCTATTGAAAAACAAGATAGTGGTAAGGTTTCTTTAGAAGATATTTCAGATGCTCTTGATGAATATAAGCGTTTATTTAAAGCGGGAATAGCATCTAAAGCAGAGATTATTACTCTATCTAGAGCATATCCAGATGATGTTACATATACTAAAGCTATGTCTAAATTGAGTGAAGGCGATGCTATGGTGTTAGGTGGCCCCGCATCTGTAGAATTAATTGATAGGGAAGGCCATTTAATTACTACACAAGCTCTAGAGAAAGCTTTTGAAAAGTATATGAATAACTTCCGTACCAGGAATACAATGGTATTACATTCAGATGTTCAAGTAGGTTGGGCATTACCCGCATATATTTCTAAAGGTGGACAGATTTTTAAATCTGGGGTAGGTGAGAATGGACTCTTCTTCATTACAGAATTGCGGGATGATACAAAAATTGCCCAACGAGTTATGGATCAAGTTAATGAAGGAAAGCTAAAGAGTTATTCCATTGCGGGAAGTGCAACCAAAGTACAGAATATGCAGAAAGGTTTACAACCTTATATGCAAGTAGACGAAATGGAACTGGCAGAAGTTACAGTTTGTGAGAAGGGTGTAAATCAAAGTGCTGGGTTTGAGATACTGAAAGCTAATGGTGCCGTCTCTACTTGTATTGACGGTAGTTGCCTTTTGTCCAAGGAAGAAGGAAAGGTTACTCAAGTAGATTCAGGATATCGGGATGCCACTGATGTAGAGAAACGAAATGGAATCATGTGTGGGACATGTAAATTTTTTAATAAAGCAGACCAAACTTGTGATATAGTAGAAGGAATGATTGCAGAACATATGTATTGCAAACTTTTTTCTCCTGTAGATGAATCACCAACTATTGATGAAGGAAGGGAGTTTACTATGTTAATGGAAAAAGCAGATGGGTCAATTGATTTTACAGGCTCTTTCTTGGAATGGATGGCTAAACAAGTTAAACCGTCATCGAAAAAAGACATGGCTGGTACCTTTGCAACTTTATTTAATACTGCGGGAAGGCAAGCAGAACATCATCAATTACTACGGGAGTATGGATTTCCTTCTGAACAACCCCCTGAGGCTATGCGGTACACTCCAGTAATAGAAACAGAAACAGATGACTTTGGAATTCCTGTTCATATGAAACCTCCTTGGACTGTTAACGAAGCTGGGTCACATCTGGGAACTAAATTAGATGCTGATGCTCCCACTTACGATACTTCTCTAGCTGCTAAGGCACATAAGGATTTGCAAACTAATATGCACCCTTGGTTTTCTACGGAAATAAAGGTGGCTTTTCCAATACGGAAATCTTTTTCCAATTGGTTAGAGAATAATAAGGGTCACCTATAATCACAATATAGAATATTAAGCTTGACTTTCTTCTAAATTGGTGTATAATTAAATAACATCATAAGTTAGAAGGAGGTTTGATAACAGGAATATGATAGGTAGTATATGTTTTGGTATCGGTGTTGCGGGAACTTTTATTGCACTAGCTCGTATAGTAAGCAAAATACAACACAAACATTATTCTATGGCATATTATACATATGTGACAAACAATGGCTGTCCACCCCCATCCGTAGATGACAAGTTCGATTATAATTTATATATCGTAGGTTAGAGGATGAAAAATTTACGCCCCCAAATTTTGATATGTATCATTATTTTAGGAGTTATCGCAATAGTCTCCTTAGATTTAGGGCATATTGAAATTACTACGGGGTGTATTACTTTATTAGGGGCATTGGGAATGAAAGTTTTGGAGTCTGATAAATGAAAAAGAGTTGGGTAAGATGTCCTGGTTGTAAGAGAAAGCAACACGCTAAGACTACTAAAGCGGGAACAATGTGTGGCCCATGCCATAAACAAGGTAAGACTGTTCATACTGGTGGAAAGTTTAGGTAATAATAAGGAGTGGAGAAATGGCAACTGATTTTGATGTACCTGCGGATTGTGATTGTGAAAATAATATGTATTCATTAAAGGGTTTATGTGAGTGTGAAATAGGGTGTGAGTGTGAATGTGACATCTGTGATTGTCCTAATAAGATTGATATGTGGTCTGTAGATATGTGTTCTTGTGGGGGCAGTAACTGTAGTTGTAAGGAAGGAAGTGATGGTAGTTAATAGAACTCTACTAAATAAGATTATTTTTGTAGGGATGGATGTACTAGGGTTTTTTATAGTAAAGAAAAATTTGACTAGATACAAAGAAACGGTTACTCATGTTATGGATGCAGGAAGAGATACGGGAATGATTGTTATAGCAGTTGTAGATGCTCTTAGAGATCGTAAGCTAAGTGCTGAAGAAGATCTAGATCTAGCAGACAAACTAACTACTACTAAAAGGAGTTTAGATAAAGCTCTTACTACTCTCATTAAAGACTTGAAAGACCATGCAATTGAAAAAACAGGGGGTGGGAATAAAAATGCTTGAACGTTTACTAGATTTAATCATGCGGCTTAAAACCATCTTCCTTAAGATGGAAGCTACCCACACTAAACAATATTCTGATGTCCAAGAAATTGTAACCTTAAAGGCTAAAGTTGCTGTCTTAGAGAAAGACCAGGAAGATGCTATGCAGATACTAGATGATTTAGAAGAAGCTATTAAAAAATGGGAATAATAACTAATAAAGTTTTAGCTATAAAGAAGTTAATTACCCCACCTGAATTATCAGAACCTTTAGTAGAACATGATACAGTATGGATAGCACAACAATTAATTAATGCTAAGATAATGAATGTGGGAATGAAGAGAAAAGTTCTAGACAATAAGTATTGGACTTGCACTCGCCTTGACTTCGATGCTATAATCAGGTGGGATTGGACAGACAAGAAACGTTTCGTAAAAGAAAAATATGATTGTGATAATTTTGCCTTTAGCTTTAAAGCTAGGATGGATAGGCGATTTCATTTAAACAATGTGGGATTGGTGGTTGACTATTCGGGGAGCCACGCTTATAATTGTGTGGTCTTCGCTGATGGCACAGCCGAATTATTTGAACCACAAAATGATATGATTGTCACTAAGCAAATGGGAAAGGGATTATATAAATGTGAGTCAGGATTTATTGTAATTTAAAGTAGAACTCCCTATTTAGGGAGTAAGGAGGTGATTCATTCTCACCTATGGGGGCACCTATCAAGGTGCCCCTAACCACTTGACCCCTTCTGCTGGGTGTGCTATGCTGATGGAAATCAATTTTAGGAGGTTGGCATGAGCATTGACAATCCAGTACGATTCTTTTGGGTCATGGTATTTGTAGGTGTAGTTTGTAGTGCATTGTGAATAAAGATATAAATGGAAATAACCCCATGCCTGAATGGTTTTCCCTAGGCGTAGAATTATTAGAGGGGTCAATGGATGAAACTTCTTATCAAGAAGCATTCCGTTTACTCCATGCGCCTGGGGTAGACCCCGCTTTGTATATGCTATTTTGTTCTATACCTCAAGGTTATAAATGTGCTACTGAAGGATATCCAACAGCCATGTGGTCGGTAGCAGAAGTACGAAGCTTAATGCAATGTGCATTTATGTTAGGAACATATGTTAAAAAATCAGTGGGAGCTGTAGAGAAATTATGGTAATGTCATATTTAGTACAATCTAACTCAGAATATACGAAACGAGTAGATGAAATTGAAAATAAGATTGACAAAATGATGGTTAAAATAGAAATTTTGGAGTATAATATTAGTGTGATATCCAATGCTTTAAATAAAGAATTGGATAATATATCCGATATAGTACGTACATTAAAATAGATTAGGAGGGATAAGTATGAGTTTATCACAGATAGAAATTCATGAGAAAGTTTTGTATCCCGTTACTAAAGTCTTGGCAGGAAATGCAGGGGGAAGTGGGGTCTTAGTTTATAGTGAAGAAGACCCTGATAAACCAGGTGATTTTATTAATATTGCTTTAACTTGTCAACATGTTATTGATGGAGCAATTAAAGTTTCCGAACAATGGGATAACGTCTTAAAGAAAGATGTAAAGACTGATGTACTAGAGGAAGTTCGTATTGAAGTCTTTGATTACGATAGGAGCAAAGTAGTCTCCGCTAATTCTACTACAGCACAAATCATTGCTTATGATAAGCATCATGATATAGCTGCGGTGCAATTAAACAATACTAGACCTATGAGGAATGTAGCTAGTATTATCCCTAAGGAAGAGATAAAAGAACTACAAGTAACTGATCCTGTATGGGTTTGTGGATGTTCTTTACTTCATGACCCTTTCCCAAGTCCAGGTAACCTAACATATCTTCGTGAAATCATTGACCAGAAATCATACCTGATGCAGAATGCTCCTAGCATATTCGGGAACTCTGGTGGAGGTTTGTTTCATGGAGACACCGGGCATTTGTTAGGGTTAACATCTAGAATTACTGCTACCCAACTTGGATTCGGTATAGACATTATGACCTGGATGGGGTTTAGTACCCACCCAGAAAGGTTGTATGAATTCTTTGACCATCAAGAACTACAGTTCTTGTATGACGATAGTGATAATTATCATGAGGCGAAAGTCCGTAGAGAAAATCGTAGGCATGAAGCTTTACGGAATCTCTTGTTTGAATCTAAAGGGGAGAGTCCTTAAGGTATGAAGAAGCAAAGGAAATTGAAAAATGCCAGGACTTGACATGCTTGTGCGATTCGGTTATTGTATCATCTGTGACAACGGGCCAGACAAGAAAATAAAACAATGCTCTAGTTGTAAAGGAGGAAGACCTAATAAAAATCTATTGTATTTAGCAGTAGATATTCCAGGGATGGTTAAATAGTTATGAATAAATGGGAGAATAGAGACAACAAGCTAGACAAAAAGAGAAAGAAATCTTTCCCTCTTTTTAAAGAAACATCACAGAAAGATAAATATAAAAAGAAGGAGATAAAACAAGCTAGGCGGGATAAAGAAGCTATTTGGGATAACATGGAAACAGAAGGTGATGAATGACTACAAATAATGAATCCTTTGATTGTGGGCATGAAGAATGTGAGGAAGAAGAACTTAAGATTCTTCGCCTTACCAGAGATGAAGTATTGTTTATAGATGATAGATTAACTATGATGATTGAGAAAGATGGACGGGCAGAGAATTTCACAACGGTAGTTCCCATCACAGCTACTGCTGGCTTACCGGCCCCCGTAGATTTGTTAGATAAGATAGGGATGGCAGTCTTACAAGTTACTGATGAGGACTATGAAAGTGGAACCGAACAACCAATACCAGTAACACCTACAGATTTATATATGTTGAGAGAAATTGCAAAGAGTTTTCTGAAACTAAATGGAAAATTTGTAGGG